ACATCGACTTGGAAGCTTTTGCAAAGAAGGTAGCTGAAGATACAGCTGCTAAGATTGCTATGAAGCAAGCCGAGCAAAAAGCAGCTGACGAAGCAGTAGCTAAAGCAGCTCAAGAAGCCGAAGAAGCTAAAGCAGCTGAAGGCGTACAAATTAAATCAACCATCGAAACCGGTATTCAAACTGGCGTAGAAGCTTTACAGGCCGATATGGAAAAAGCTTTCGAAACCGCTAAAGCTGACGAAATCAACGAGCTTGTTAAGAAGTATGAAGCTCAGGTTTCTGAGAAGAGTGAAGAGCTGGAAGCTATGCGTACTAGCAAAATGAAGTTTGCTAAGTCTGGCGCTGACATGGCCGATTTCGGCAAAGAAGCTATGAATGCTCAGATTCTTGGTCAAATCACTGGTAAAGGTCTGGACACTGACTATGCTCGCGGTGTAATGGAAAAAGCCACAGCACTAAACCCAGGTGCTGCAACTACTTCTGTAAATGATTTCGCTGTAGCTTACACTGATGCCTTCGAGCAAGCAGTGGGTCTGGAAACTAAAGTAGGCGGTCTATTCCGTGAGGTTGCTATGCAGTCTAACTCTTTAGTAGTTCCTTTCTTGGGTGAAGTAAACCCAGCTACCTTTGGTGCTACTACTGGCCTGTTGAACGACGCTAACGCTCTTGAGCTGTCTGGCGACACTGACGAAAACCTAGATATCAGCAACCAGATCATCATCGCTGAGCGTTTAGTTGCCGGTACTTATATCGACAACAACGTTGACGAAGGTCAAATCATCAGCTTCCTGCCTATGATCAACGCTGCTATCGCACGTGCTCACGGTCAGGCTATTGATTCTGCTATCCTTTATGGTACTGCAGGCGCTACTGTTGGTCTGTTGGATGACGGTGGTTCTAAGACTGTAGCACAAGGTTCTTACACCGGTACTGGTACTGCCTTCGTAACTACAGCCGAGGCTGATGGCGCTCCAGCATTCACTGCGGCGATTGCTAATCTGGCACGTGGTCAGATGGGCGTACACGGCGTTGATCCTGCTAAGCTTGCTTATGTGATCAACTCAGACGCATACTATGACCTGCTTCAGGACCCTGAGTTCCAGGACGTTACTGACGTTGGTGGTCTTGCTACTAAAGTAACTGGTCAAGTTGGTATGTTGTTCGGCTCTCCAGTTATCGTTAGTGATCAGATCCCTAATGGTGCCGCCTTGAAGTCATTCGGTACTGTTGTTAATACTGATTCTGGACTTATTGGTCGTCTACGTGGCGTTAGCCTCGAAACCGAGTACAAGCCTTCAGAGCAGCGTACTGCAATTCTTGCAAGTCAGTCTCTTGGATTCAAGACTATCCAAGGCGCTACTTCTTCGGTTGCTATGTACTATCCAGCCAACGGTTAATAGTAAAAAGAGTAAAAAACGAGGGGGAGTTCGCTCCCCTAAGTTTTTACTAATGGACTTATAGAAAATGGCAAATTTAATTACTTTAGACGACTACAAAACAGCGAAAAAGATCACTGGTTTCGGTGATGATGTTCGTCTTGAAGAATTAGTCACTTCCGTGAGTCAATTAGTAAAAACTTACTGCAATAATACAATCCTAGATCATGCTACTAGCGCAAAAACTGAGTATTTTGATATAAACTACGATGAGTCTTTTGTACACCTTTCACAGAGTCCTGTAATTACAGTTACTTCTGTATCAGAGAGATCTAATCCTACAGACGCTTATACTGTTCTGACAAATAACTCTGACTATTATATAGACACTAAAACTGACTCTATTTATAAAGTATCGGGTAATGTTGATCAGCCTTTTAAAAGAGGCAGAGGAGCTGTCAAAGTCGTTTATACAGGCGGATATACCTCATGCCCAGCAGACCTCAAGTTAGCAGTAATTGATCTAATCTCCTACTATCATAAAGATGAACATAAACAGCGTCAGACTTTATCAGGCGCAAGTATCCAGAACCAAGGTACGTCTGGGCAGTCTGGTAATGTAGGCTTCCCTGACCATATCAAACGTGTGCTGGATATGTATAAGAACTTCTAATGTCTGAAAAAGCCTTACTAAAAGTCCTGAAGGATATAGAAGAGGACATTAAGAAAAGCTCAGAAGCATACAGAACACTTATTAGTAATTATGAGATGCACGAGTTTACACTTGATGCCGAAGATATTATTAAAGAAGTAGAGACTGAAATGAAAGCCCGAGAGGGCGTAAACAAGTTGTCTCAAGGTACTAGAGATATTATTCGCAAAGAAGTGCGAAAAATGGTAAGAACTCTTTACAAGCAGTTTCACCCAAAAGAGTTCGATAAAACAGGTAAGAAATGGACTAGAACGTCAGAGCTGCAAGGGAGTTCCCTTAACTTTACGTTCGTACTAGCAGCAAAGCCCGGCAGAAGTTCAAACGTGTTTAACACTTTTAAAAGAATGAAACAGGTTGCACAAAGACCTCTAATCAAGGCTCTAAATAAAAAACTAAGAGAGCTAAACAGTGGTAGGAAAGAAGAGAGTCGAGCAGAACTAATCTCAAGTAGAAAAGGTTTCCTTGATTTAGGGCACGAAAAAGATAGCTCTGTCTCCCTTCAACGAGCAGCAAAAGTACAGCAAGCCCTTTGGAAGTTCGAAGGGAATACAACCCTCAGCCCTTTAGCAAAGAAAGTTATAGACGAGCTTGCGGAAGTAATAACCTTCGAGATAGGTAAAGAGGATAAAGGTCCTCCTCTTGACGTTATTCGTGTAAAAATGGAGAGTAAGGCAATTAACCGAGCCTCTACTTCTAAAGAAAAAGGTGAAGTACTTGAGCTCAATAAAGCCCTAAAGAACGCAGCAGATAAAATTGGCGAAGAATGGGCCTATATGGAAGGTTCGGACTCCTCTGTACAGAAGCGAAGAAAGATTATAATTGAAGACTTTGTTGGTCCTTTACGAAAAAGCCGTAAGGCCAAAGTCAGAACAGAGTCTACAAAAGTAAAAAGATCAAAAGGTAAAGGAACTCTTAAAAGTAAGAAGCCGAAAGGAACAAAAAAGCAGTATAAAGATAGTGATAAAACAACTTTAACTACTACTGCTAAAAAAGGAGTTGCGGGGTCGCCACTCGCTTTACTTGCATCAATTAACAAAGAGCTTCCGGAAACTGTAAGAAAGAATATGAACAGCCCTAGTCTACAAAACCAAACAGGGCGCTTTGCAGATAGCGTACGAGCAACTGATATTATGGCAACCAATAAAGGATTCCCAAGTATAGGCTATACCTATCAGAGAGATCCTTATCAGGTGTTTGAGGATGGAGCAGGCGTTCCTCCTTGGGCAAACGGTCAAAGAGATCCAAGAAGTCTCATTGATAAATCCATTCGAGAGATTGCAGCAGAATTTGCAATCGGAAGATTCTACACTAGGAGAACATAGTGGCAACACGAGATTACACAACCAGACGAAGCGCTATAGTTAAGGCCATAGCGGAGAAGCTAAAGGATATTGATGGTTCTGGCGGCTTTTTATCTGATCTAAACCACAACGTCTCCCCTAGACTTAAGTTTTGGGACGAAGTAGAGGAGTTTCCTGCTGTTCATTTAAATGCAGGCTCAGAGACAAGAGCGTATCAGGGCGGCGGCTACAAAGATAGATTCTTGTCCGTAACTGTTAGATGTTATGTACACGATGAAGATGCTGTAGAGGCGTTAGATAACTTATTAGACGATGTGGAAACTGTTCTCGAAGATAATTCAAGCTTATCTTATACTGATAGAACCGGAGCCGCTCAGTCTACTCAGCAAATCACAATCATTAGTATTGATACTGATGAAGGTGTACTAGAACCTTTAGGCGTCGGAGAGATGCTGATCGAGGTTCGATATTAGAAAATGCAGGCACGAGCAAATGTTCACGTCCTAGCCTTTTCAAGAAACATAGGAGAATACTATGGCAGATAATATATATTTTAGCAGAGATACTAGAGTTTTTATCAAGCTAACTAACCAGGACTTCATTTGGGAAGTTCCGGTACTTGATGGCTACTCTTTCTCTCAAGCTACAAACACGACTGAAATAACTCTTGCGGAGATGGAAAGCACCGCAGGTGTTAGTAATCGCGCTCGACAAATGTTTAATGATTCTTATGCTCCGGCAGAATGGTCATTTTCTACATATGCTCGACCCTACTTTGCAAGCGCAAAAGATCGTTCGGTAGAGGAAGTTCTTTGGGGCTTGGTTGCAGGTAAAGCATATTGGGATGATAGCGCTAAAGCCTTCAAAAAGGCCAACGGAGGTTCAGCTTACGTACAGCAGTCGGGTAATCTACAACAAATTGATTTCTCGACTTCAAACACTAGTACTCTTGGTACTGCAGACATCTACTTTGTTATGGGCGCTAACCGTAGGATGGTATCTGGCGATATTGTGTCCGCTTATAAAATTGAAAAGTGTGTAGTAAATGAAGTCACTATGGATTTCGATATTGACGGTATTGCAACTCTGAACTGGTCAGGCTTCGGCTCTATTATTAGCCAACCGCCTGCATATGCTCAAGATGCTGCGCCAACAACATCTGTAATTGGATCTGTATGGCTTGATACTAACCACGCAACAGCCGGGCAGATCTTCTTTGCAAAAACAGCAGACTTTGCCCAAACAATTGAACCTTTCGTTGCTGGTATTTCATTGACTACTAATTATATCAAAAATAAGCTTTCGTCTCTTGATGTTACAAGTTCAGATATTACAGGCACTCCAAATAACTACGTACTGACACTTACTGGAGGTAATATTACAATTAGTAACAATATTACTTATATTACTCCAGAAACTCTCGGTGTAGTGAATCAGCCAATTGGGCATGTAACTGGAACTCGATCAGTATCTGGTAACTTTACCTGTTATCTTGATCCGAAAGGAACGGCTGTAACTGGAAGCGCAGACTTATTTGAAGATTCCATTGAAGGAACTACTAACGTTACTACTGATGTAGATCTTGACTTTAGCATTGGCGGGAATATTGATGCGAATGGCCCTTCTGTAAACTTCAGAATGAACCACTGTCACATCGAAATACCTCAACACTCTATTGATGATGTAATCTCTTTAGAGACTAACTTCCATGCACTGCCGAACGGTTTCGACGGCACAGACGAGCTTGTTGTAAGCTACGTAGGAAAGGGATAATACTATGTCAATGTTTTTTAGTAGAGATACCCGAGTGCTGTTAAAGCAAACAGCCTCAAATGGTACAGACGCCAATTTGTGGGAGATTCCTGTCCTTGATGGTTTTTCTTTTTCACAATCAACTAACAGTTCCGAGATTACTCTGAACGAAGCAATTGCTGCTGAAGGTGGCAAGAGTCGCAGAGCTCGTCAAATATTTAACGATTCTCTAGCACCGGCAGAGTGGAGCTTTAGCACCTATATTCGCCCTATTCAATCTGAAGTAGATCTTAACGAGGGTTGGTCCGACAACGGGGAAAATGCAGACATTCACGCGGTTGAAGAAGCTCTTTGGGCAAACTTTGTCTCTAATAACTCTTGGAAAGCTCCTGTCACAATAACGAAGACCTTTGCCTCAGGCGGAGCTAGCGGAGCTACTACTGTCACATTAAATAATGTATCTGGCTTAGTAGTAGGAATGGGCGTAACTGGTACCGGTATCGCGAATAATTCAAATATCACAGCTATTTCCGGAAGCGAGATAACACTAGATGAAGCAACTACCGGTCAGGTTTCAGGCACTCTAACATTTAAAGGAGATGGACAATGGAATACTGGTGTAACCAACAACACTTCAAACTGTCTAATCGACTTTAAGAATTCAGAGGTTGCAGAACTCGGTACTTTTGACTTGTTCTTTTTGCTAGGTGGCAATGGTATAAGCTTTACGAAGACCTTTGCTTCAGGCGGAGCTAGTGGAGCTACTACTGTTGTATTAAATAACGCAACTGATCTAACAGTAGGAATGACTGTAGCTGGTACGGGTATCGTGACAGGCTCGAAAGTTACCGCTATCAATAGCAGCACAATAACACTAGATACAGCGACAACTGAGCAGGTCTCAGGCAGTATTGTATTTAGATCAGAGCGACAAGTATATAAGCTTAGCGATTGTGTTGTTAATGAAGCAGCTATTGAATTTGACGTTGATGGTATTGCGACTATTAACTGGTCAGGGTTCTCAAGTTTGATTACTGATCAAGGAACTTCTGGAGCTACTGCGACTAATGTTATTAAAGAGCAAATTACTTCTACAGATAACTTTATCCGTAATCGTTTAACTACTCTTGCAGTAACTGCATCGGATACTACTACTTTCCCGGGCGTTAATAATGATGGCGTATATAATGTTACTCTTACTGGCGGTAGCCTGACTTTTAGTAATAGTATTACTTACCTAACTCCCGAAGATCTGGGTAGGGTAAATGTTCCTCTGGGCCATATAGCTGGTACTCGTGTGGTCGGTGGTAATATTAGCTGCTACTTGAATGACTCGACCGGAGGGTCTTCTGACTTATTCAAGGCTTTGATAGAAGCTACAAGTACGACGGTAAATAGTTTTAACTTCGTGTTTAATATCGGAGGAAATGTCTCAGGAGAACCCAGAATGATTGTAACGATGCCTCGCTGTCATTTAGAGATCCCAACACACTCTATAGAAGATGCAATTAGTCTAGAGACAGAGTTTCATGCACTGCCTGCTGGTGTAAATGTTGGCAATACCGCATCAAACTACGAAGCAAAAGTGCAATACAAGGCCACATAACGTTACAAAAAATATTTCTTGACTTTATAGGTTATTTGAAATATACTATGTAATAGAAAATCGAGACAGGGATGATTTTTCATCCCTGTTTTGTTTCCACAATTAAATAATAAGGATTAAAACATGAGCGACACCCCTATTTCATTAGCCACTCTAATGACACCAAGTAAGACAGTATCAATTGACTTCCCCGGTTACACAGGAATGGAAGTAAGCCTATGTTACTTAGGCAGAGAAGAGCTAGTAAAACTTCGTAAGAAGTGTGTTAGCACTAAATTCAGTAAGAAAACTCGTCAACCAGAAGAGATTCTTGACGAAGATAAATTCTTGATAGAGTACTGTAAAGCAGTAATCAAAGACTGGACAGGCCTAAAGTATCGTTACCTAGAAGAGCTTCTTTTGGTAGATATCTCGGCACTGGATGCAGATGATGAACTTGCATACACTCAGGACAATGCAGAGCTTCTGATGAAAAACTCAGGCGACTTTGATACCTGGGTTACAGAGACAGTAGGCGATCTTGAAAATTTTACTGGGAACAAGTAGGGGAAATACGTTCCTTACTTGAACGATACGTAAAGTCACAAAATCAGTCTATTGATCTTGATAAGTACTTACGTATCTGTGAACAGTTAGGACAAGAGCCCGACCCCCAAAAGATGCCACTCGACCCCTCCGATTTCCCGGTAGTGGTCCAAGTGGCATTTTTTATATTTGGACTCCTTGAAGATAATTGGGACGGAATGTCAGGCTCCTATCTAGGAAAGAAGTGGGGTAATATAGAATTTCTTTTCAAGTTGTATAAAATAGAAGAGCCTAGAACAATGCTCTATATATTGAAAATGTACGAAGGTATAATAGTAGCGCAGAGAGCAGAAGAAGCAGAAAAGAAACGAAAGGCAGAGGCGCGAAAGAGCTCTGCGGGCGGTGGAAAGAATTTCACCCATAACGTGAAAGGCTAATGTCAAAGAATAAAGTTGAAATCGACGTAAGAGTAGACGATAAAGGCACTACTAAAAAGTTGGGCTTAGAGTCTCAAGCGGCCGCCAAAGGTATGGACGACCTAGGTAAAGGTGCGCGTACTGCTGATCGAAACATCAAAGGCGCTGCACAGGCTTCTTCTAACGGTACTAAGAACTTTTCGAAAATGTCCCAAGGCATGGGAGGCCTTGTAGCGGTATACGCTACGTTCGCCGCCCAAATGTTTGCGGTAACTGCTGCTTTCGGTTTCTTAAAAAGAGCTGGAGACTTAGAGGTACTTCGTCAAGGTCAAATAACCTACGCAGCTTCAACCGGTATAGCAATGCAGTCTCTAACCAGAGATATCCAAGCCGCCACAGGAGCACAGATCGCCTTTAGAGATGCGTCTCAGGCTGCTGCCATTGGTGTAGCTTCCGGACTATCACCCGACCAGCTTACTAAACTAGGTAAAGCTGCAAAAGACGCCTCCGCCGTACTAGGTAGAGATGTCACAGACTCTTTTAATCGACTTGTTCGTGGTGTAACAAAAGCAGAACCTGAACTACTTGATGAACTCGGTATTATTCTACGTTTAAAAGACGCCTCTGAAAAGTACGCTATTGCTCTTGGTAAAGACGTTAATGCTCTCTCGACTTTTGAGAAGAGCCAAGCGGTTGCCAATGATGTACTTGCTCAAGCAGAAGATAAATATGGAAGAATGTTGGCTATTGTTGGTGGCGGTACTGAGAACGAGTTTAATAAACTAGCAGTACAGTTCGATAACATCGTAATGAAAATACAGCAGTTTGTTCTACCAGCAGCCAATGCCCTCGCAAAAGTACTAATTGATACCCCAATGTTAGCAGGTGCATCCTTTGCCCTCCTAGCGTCAGGACCTTTAAGAGCCTTAGGCTTTAACCTAAAAGGTGCTTCTGATTCTATGTTGGCCACAAGTGCCTCAATGGTAGCTCAACAAAATGCCAGCAAAATAGCTATCGATAGCGCAAATACTTCGATACAGGCGCAGATTGTGCTGTTACAGCAGGCATCGGCCGCAGCTATGGCTCAAGGTGGTCAGTCCAAGCTAATGCAGCATTTAGCAGGCGGCGGCACACTTTCAAAAGCGGGTATGACCAACTTGAAAAAGTCTTTGGACAAAGCGAATGGACAGATAGCGAAATCTGGTAAAGTAACTTCTGGTATTTTTAAAGGATTGTCCGCCGAAATCGTACTGGCAATGAGCCAGGCTTTCGCTCAAATAGAGCTAGATGAGAAAGAAAAAGTCCTACAGACGGAAGTGAATACTAGTAAAATGCGACGAGCCTACTTAATGGTTGGTGCTACTGCTTCCAAAGTCGGTGGAACCATTGTAAAGTGGGGCGGAAAACTTCTTGGTGCCCTTGGCTGGATTGGTCTTATCTTTACAATAGGGTCAACGATTGCACAGATGTTCAAAGACCAGGGCGAAGAGGCAGACAACGCCGCACCCAAGATAGATGTATTTAGAGAGAAAATAAAAGACCTCAATGCAGAGTATTCAAGATTCCTTCAACTTCAGGCTATCAAGCTTGAAGGCAGAGAGATGACTACAGCAGGCTTTACCGACGCGGCAGGCGCTGTAGGTAATATGATGGCCGCTTCTAAAGGATTCGATAAGCAAGCAATGTCGGATAGAACGGAAGCAGTCAATATAGAACAGGAGAATGAGGCGAGGAAAGAGCGCAACAGACTTCGAGAGGTAGAATATAAAAGCAGCCTGCGGTATATAGGAAGCCAGCAAGGTGCTGCCCAGATTACAAAACAATATCGGGACTCTTTGGAGCCTACGACAGAGTTGACAGAAGCTCAGACAGAAGCAGTAAAACGCCACAATATGGAAATGTCAGCACTAACCGATCTTGTTGCAAAGGCCGGCGGTAACAGTGATCTAATGAATAAGTATACTACAGCTGTGCGAGAAGGTATGGACCCTGAAAAGATTCTACAAGCCAGGGCCGCTTTAATTGCTCATCTACAGGAAATGGGCACTCTTCCTAAAGTAGCCGCTGAAGCAGCAAAGGGCATGAAATCTTTCCTATTAGCCCTAGCTCCGGAAAGTACTGGAGACGCCCAAATTAAAAAGCTACAAGAAGAAGCTCGCTTGATCGAAAAAGCTAAAAAAGATCGCGGCTCTTTTCTTGGTGTCGGCACTGATGACTCAGAAGCTGCGCGAATTAAAGAAATAGCAGACCAAGTTGACTTTATTCAGAGAGTAGAGGCAGCCGGACACAAGGCAAAATTAGACGCCCTCGGTGTAGAAAAAGAATCTCTTCGAATCGATCAAATGCGAAACCCTGTGGCACAAGACTTAGCTAAGGCAACTCTGGACCACGATACTGCCCTTCTTAATATAGAAAACAAGCAGGCCTCTATAGCACTACTGGAAGAGACAATAAAGAAGCAAAAAGGCGGTATAACTGCCGCACAGCAAAGACAGCTTGACTTAGAGAAAGGGCGGTTGTTAGTACTTCAAGCAAAAGCAAACTTAGCAGACCAAGAGCTGCAAGATAAAGCGGAGCTTTATGGCATAGAACTAGACCTGTATAACCTAAAAACAGATACTAAACTTTTAAACTTTGAAAAGCAGTCCTTAGACTTTTTAGGTAAAAAACTAAAGGTACAGGGAGACTTATTAAAGCAGCGCGAGAAGAGTGAACAAAGAACAGTTAATAATGCGAAAAGAGACTTCGCAAACAGCTCCTCTTTCAGTGGTATGTTCCAAGAAAAGTTTGATGCGGCAGCTGATTTAAAGCTGGCTGAAAGCTTGAGGTATGCTCAAGAAGATCAAGTAAGAAAGGAAGGCGCACTAAAGACTCAAATGATCAATATGGAATATGATCTTTTAGACGCAAAGCTATTACAAACTCAGTTAGAGCTTAAAAGAATATCACTCGACCAAAGCCTGACAGCAGAACAACGTACTCAAGCAGGCGCTCTTGCAGGTAAAATCGGAACACAAAGAGCACAAATTGGAACAGAGGGTGTAGGCGGAGCAGAAAGCACCGGGCTGAGAGGCAGAGCGGAACGAGCAAATGAACAAAATACCGAAGGAAAGCTACTAGATATAAGCGATAATGTAGATAAGTTAAGAGACGCAAAAAATAACCTAACAGATATTAAAGTTCTTTCAGACGGCATTGCAGATAGTTTTGCCAGTAATATGCAGGGCGCTTTTGCGTCTATTATTGACGGTACTGCTAAAGCTTCGGATGCTTTCGAAGATATGGCAAAAAGTATGCTCGGCAATATTGCCAATATACTAGCAGAAATGCTAACTATAAGCTTGATTAAAGGTATGTTTGGTCCAGATTTTCAGTTTAATGGAGGAGGGATTGCAGACAACGGCAAAAAAGTTCCTATGTATGCAAACGGCGGGGTCGCTTCGGGGTCTACTCAAGGGCATTTAGCTATGCTACATGGAACAGAAGCTGTTGTACCTCTTCCAAATGGAAAGTCAATACCCGTAGAGATGAAAAATTCAGGGGCAACTCAAGTCAATCAAATTACTGTAAATGTTTCAAATGATGGACAAACTAGCACAGAGGGTGGAAAAGGTATGGATATGGAAAAAATGGGTCAGGCAGTAGCATCAGCAGTTCATAAAGAACTACAGAACCAAAAAAGATCGGGCGGGATACTTAACCCATATGGAGTAGCATAATGGCACTAGGATTTATATATACGGGGAGTACATATGCCACTCCCGACAAAACCATGGCTAGAACTAGCTCACCAAACGTTATCCGAGCAAGATTTGGTGACGGCTATGAGCAGCGTACGGTAGATGGCATCAATGCAATAAAAGAAGAGTATAGTGTTTCTTTCAAGAATAGAACAAATGATTTTATTGATGATGTAGTTGCGTTTTTAGACACTAAAGAAGGCGTGACTTCCTTCACATTCACCATTCCAGACTCAAACAATACTACACGCACAGGAGAGAAGGATGTAAAAGTTGTATGTGAAAAATACTCAACCACATATACCTATGATAATTTTTATACATTAACCGCAACACTACGACGAGTTTATGAGCCATGACAGATATAATTGCAACAGACCTTCAACAACTAGAGATTACTAGTCCTTTTGTAGACTTATTCGAGCTAAAACTCGATGATAGTAATACACTTTACTTTCATCCCGGTGTAGAAGAAGATCTAAGTACCGTACAGTTTAGAGATCATTCTTCTCCTTATGCTGTGAGAACCTATGAAGCCATGCCTATAGTAATGGAAGGGTTAGAACTAAAAGCCGACGGTGCTGCTGCTCGACCTACGTTTACGATAGCAAATATACTAAATAAGTTCTCCAGCCTATCAGGAAGTTATACTAACAATAGTCTAGTGGGTAAATCTTTAATTAGACGTAGAACTTTAAAAAAGCATTTACAAGGAGAGCCTGAGGCAGGGGCAAACGGTACGCCGCCCACAGAATTTCCTATAATTAAATATATCATTGATAGAATTGCTTCAGAAAGTGCTGCTATTGTTACTTTCGAAGTAATTGTGCCGTATGACTTACAAAATATAAAAATTCCTAGAAGAGTGGTAGTAGGTAAGTACTGTAGCTGGGAATATCAAGGGGCTGCAAAAGGAAGAGGTGGTTGCACCTATAATACTAAAAGTACTCTACAAAGACTGAATAATATAGACACCACTAATGACTCAATTGTGCGAGGTTTTTTAAACTTTTTTAATTTAGATAATAAACCACTTATTTTGAATACGAGACTTGATGCTGCTACAACTACTTGGGCTACAGGACAAAGCTATACTAAGGACAGTTATGTAACGGATGGAGGAAAATCTTGGCAAGCTCAACTAGTGCATACCTCAGCTACGGCCAATAAACCTTCTCTCACTTCCTCTTTTTGGACGGAGGCCGTACCCTATACAGCTCACGATGCCACAGACGCAAACTATGCAGTAGGGGATTTGGTACGATTTGACCTTAGCCCAACAGAGTTTCATATATGGAGATGTATAACGCCTCATAATTCCTCTACAAGTACGGTAGGAACTATTAGACCTTCGTATACTTCAAGCTACTGGGCACGAGAAGATCTCTGTAGTAAGACTCTACAAGGCTGCAAGTGCAGGTTCCAACTAGTACCTACAGATACTAGTACGACTAACTCGGTGCCTTCCTCGCAGAAAGATACTAATATTGTTTTACCTTTCGGAGGGTTCCCAGGAACATTAAAGTTTTAATGATAGAATTTCTAGAAGAAATACAAGAACAATTTGAGAAATATTATCCAAGAGAAGGTTGCGGAGTATTAGCTGTTTCAAAAGGCGAAATGAAATGGATCCCTTGTGACAACGTTGCAACTAATGAAGACGATTTTATAATTGATTCAAGACAGTACTTAGATATATCTAGGAGATACGATATTGTAGGAATTGTACATAATCATCCAGATGCTTCCTGCGAACCTAGTCAAGCAGATATAAAAGCCTGTAACGCAATTGGCAAACCTTATTATATTTTTAGCTATCCAGAGATGGAAATGCAGATATTAAAGCCGAACAAAACAGAAAAAGACTTATATGGAAGAGATTATGAGTTTGGTGTAGCAGACTGCTTAGAGGCAGGAATAGACTACTATAAAACTCAAAACATAGAACTGCCTAATAGAATACCCTTTGAGGATAATTGGTGGGAAAAAGGTCTTGATTATTTTAACGAAGAGTATATTAAGACATGGGGTTTTCACAAAGTAGAAGGAAACTTACAGAAAAATGATTTACTAATCTTCGCAATACACTCCCGTATAGGGAATCATTGCGGGGTTTATTTAGGAGATGATATATTTTATCATCATGCACAGAACAGGCTATCTTGTAGGGAGAATCTTTACCCTTTTTGGAAGAAGCATATAATCGGAGCATATCGCTATGAGGCGTAAAGTTATATTAGAAGGAGAGTTAGGCGAAAAGTTTGGTCGAAGCATTACTATTTCTGCTGATACACATCAGAGTATATTAAAATGTATTGATGCAAATCGTCCGGGCTTCCGTCCGTACCTACTACAATGTATGGACAGCGGTACAGGATTTGTCGTTGATGTAGCCGGAAAGAGTGTAGAGAAAGAAGAAGATTTACTTATCCCTTTAAAAGAGGGGGATGTAACAATTACAGCAGTTCCTGCTGGCTCAAAGACAGGTGTAGGAAAAATACTGGCCGCAATAGCTCTCACCACGCTGATCCTTGCAAGTGCAGGCGCTGCGGTGGGCGCGGGCATGGGTATGAATACCACTTTTGCAGCCAAAGTAAGTCTCGGAATGTCCAGCAGTGCAACCTTTTCCACCCTTCAGCTAGCAGGACTCAGCCTTTCTGTTAATTTAGCATTGGCAGGTGTTCAGCAGCTGATGGCTCCAGATCCGGCAGTAGATAAAGAGTCTCCTACAGACTATTTATATAAAGGATCCAGCCAAAATATTATAGAAGGAGATCCTGTACCTATTCTTTATGGAGAGCTTAGGGTCCCCGGACGTATGGTAGGACTAGATATTATACCTGGAAGGTATAGAAATAATAATGTTATAATTGACTCTAACCACAATGATCTCATTGTAGTAGAAGCAGAGATAGAAGAGGAATAATCTAATGCCAGATGAACCAACTAATTCAAGCCCACATTTTCTCCCAGATAATCTGGGAGTATTTATAGGAACACGCTCACAAACACTTGTCGCAACCGATGTCATATGCGAAGGACCTATCGCGGGTCTCGTAGAAGGACCCGCATCTGTGTATCTGGACAATGACAGGGCTGTACCTTTAGTAGAGGCACCTGCACTGCATTCAGAGGGACAAAGTCTTGGAAAGATTCGTCTTACTAATGGCTCAAATATTGCGGTAGTCCAAAATCTTACAGAGGAGGCTTTTGCAGTTGCAAAAACAGCTGCTAATGGAGATCGTTGGCTTATCGTAAAAGATGTTCTCCAAGGCCCTATTACTATTACTGTGGCAGAATACGAGGGAAATGGGCTAGGAGCTGCACGATTTATCAAGCCTTCTATTACTAGGGGAAATGCTTTTTATTTTAAAGACGCAAAAACCTCTGGAGGTTCTGCTACTACTATACCAAATCACGCATTTACATCAACGTCAGGCGATGCCGCAGACGATGCAAGATGGTATAAATTTAAGCCTGCAAGACTAGTTGCAAAGTCTGCTCGACAAGGTGAAGACTTCCTGCGTACAATACCTGGGTGGATACGTACACTCCAATATAATGATACCTCCGATACGGATACAGGCGTTTTTTATCCTGGCTATGCGGGCTATATGGGAGGCGGCGTTGTACCTTTTGGTGACTATGAGCTATATATTGATAAGGCTATTCACCAAAGTGGAGATATTGTCTTTCCAAATCTTTACGGTAACTATGGATGGACATTTAACCCCACATCTGCCCCTGTAGACTACGATTTTGATCTAACAGTGGGTATGGTTAACAATGCTCCCAGCCTAGATGACTCCGTCGTTACAAACTATAGAGGGGTACAGACCCAGTTTAGGGCAGGGAGATTAGATCAGCTACCTTTTGGTAATCCGCACGCTGTTAATGGAGAAGGAAATACTGCAATTACTAATACTACAGGCTTAAGCATAGAGCACAGCACAGGTTTTGGAGGCAGCCAGGCTCCTATAACGCTGACTGCTAGTGCGTCTGCAGGCTTTAACCTAACTACTACTCAGATTCCTGAGGTAGACGTAGCTAAGATTACCTTTAACTATCCGGCAATATATGCGATGGATGACGAAGGCACTGAGTTTACTACAGGAGTGTTTTATAGAGTTGAGTTAGCCCTTAAAAGACCTGGAAACTCCTCATTCGATGAAGCGATACTACTTCAAGAAGACCATAAACACGTTATGAAGAGTAAAAGTGCTGTAAGTTTTCAAATTCGACAAAATATGGCTGAGTTTGGTGACTTTACAGATTTTAAATTCATCATTAGCAGAAAAACCTCACATGAGGGAGACGGATACGATAATATAGGTAATCGAAAAACTGATTGGACTAATGTAACTTCGGCAACTGTTCAAAACACTACTGCTATTATTGCGGAACGGCTGAACTACCCGTATACTGCAATATCAAGAGTTGCTTGGCACACCTCTGACTTTGAACGCGCTCCGAAGCGATCATATCATATGCGTGGTTCGATGATTCGTGTACCCTCAAACTACATTACTCGTGAAGAGAATGGAAGTGTACAAGCAACTTATACAAGGAATACAACTACAGGAGCTGTAGAAAGCGATTATCAAGACTGGGACGGCAGTTTTAGAGACACTCTGGTGTACAGCAATAACCCTGCATGGGTTTTTTATGATATACTCATAAATAATAGATATGGCTTAGGTCATTTTCTTGAGAAGTCAGATATTGATATCTACCAACTTTATCGTATCGGAAGATACTGTGATGAGCTAGTAGACGACGGAACAAATAGGGGTATTTCTGAGCCTCGCTTTACCTGTAATCTATTTCTAACAAAGCAAGTAGACGCCTTCAAAGTATTGAAAGATATGCTTACAGTTTTTCGCGGAATGCTGTACTTTATTGATGGACAAGTAGTTCCTCAGTTTGATGCACCGAGTGGTCCCGTATATAACTTCTCGAAAGCAAACGTAATTGATGGCGCTTTCTCATACGAAGGCACAGGTAGTAAAACACGAATAAACCAGGTAATTGTTACATGGAATAATCCTGATAGAAACTATGAGTCCGAGAATCTGTTAGTAGAAGACCGCAATGATATAGTAAAATCAGGAAAAATTATTAGCCAAGAGGCTTCGGCATTTGGTTGTACATCTGAAGGTCAGGCTCTTCGATATGGTCGCTGGAAGCTGTGGACTGCGACAAATCAAACAGAGCTTGTATCTTTTGCAACAGGCTTGAGTGGTTCTTATCTGCGACCAGGAGATATCGTAAACGTTCAAGATGCAGATAAGGCAGGTGCACGATTCAGTGGTCGAGTTGGTTCAAATGTTGAAACTGGGCTTACTCTTAGTCATACCAAAGCTACAGGAACTACGATTGGAACCAATAGCCTAGGATTTGACGGAACCGATAGAACAAATAATGTTGTAATGGCAGGTGAAGCAATACTACCCTCTTCCTTTTCTCAAGACGAGTGTTTATTTGAGTATGGTGGAACAGGCACAGGTATGTGGATTGGTGTTCGAGAAGTCTCATCTGAATATAAGTTTGTTTTGCGTACTGGTGATGGAGGCACCTCTACTACTGCTACTGATACGCAAACTATTATTGGAGAAATTCCAGTTGATGAGATTCCTGAGTTTGATGGCGGATCGCACACCATTGCTTGGGAAATTCAGCCCGACAACGGAGAAGCATACTTATGGATTGATGGAAGACTTATTTTTGAACTAGAGACAACTGATGGAAGCAATCTTGATTCAGGTGTGTGGGCAGGAAGTAACGTAGGTGGTTGGGGTCTGGGAAACAGTCAATCTTGTGGTAACTATGCGCTTACAGCATGGAGTGGTGCTGTACAATCTGATCTAAGAATTTATAATAGCCAAACCACGACAGATAAAATTACTCTGGACTCGCCCGTTACTCTGAATGCCACCTCTACATATAAGCTGAACATACTTTTTGTTGAGCCCGCTGCATTTCTTGCACAAGACACTGCAACTATTAACTCAGTAACTTACAATCGAGGCGATTTAATTGAAAAGGCCTACATTGATTCAAATGGAGACGGTACATATACTTTCCAAAAAGTAGATAGCTCAGTAGACTCCATAAACGCTAAGGCTACTGCATCAGTCGCGGACGCCTTGCTACTAACGTGGTCAGACCACTATCGTGTTGAGCAACAAACTATCTCAGGAAACGGAACAAACCTGACAAACTTAACAACAAGCTCACCTTTTAGTGCAGTACCTCAACGCTCACATATCTGGACAATTGAAGAGACTGATAATAGCGGTGCTGATACAACTCTATCTGCCGTTCCATATAGACTCTTAAGTGTAACTGAGGAGGAGGCAGGTAAGTTTGCCCTTACAGGAGTTAGGTATTACGAAGAAAAGTATGATGCGATTGAGAAAGACTTTATTACATATGTTGCAGATCCTGTAAGCCCTGCGGTTTCTTCAACAGATCCGGTACCTGTACCTCTACAAGTATATGCAAGCAATACATCTAATCGTAGTAGGTCTGGTCGCCAAATTCAGTTATTTTGGGAACCGCCTGCCTCTTTAGCAGGAGGAACTGAAGCACATTATGAGCATTTAATAGGTTTCGTTATAGAGCACAATATACCGGAAATAGAGAACCCTATAACTACAAAGAAGGGTGCTCGTTCAATTACATTGGATAATGTGCCTGCAGGTACCCATAAGTTCTCAGTACGAACACTAAATGTGCTCGGAAACAGATCTCAAGCTGTATTGGCAGAAACAACCTTGGAAGATGTTATAGAAGCAGATATTGAGAGATTTCCTTTAGGTGTGCCCGTAGGCGGAACCTCTGATGTAGGTCTGAAACAGTTTGGTGGTAATATAGCATTTACAGATGCCAACTTTAGCTTCAAAACCTCAAGCAGGTCCGAACTACTTTCTTTATCTGACACAGGAAACGGGGCTATAAGATCTCAAGACTTTTCAGATGTAGCAGCAATTACATATACCCCCAAAGATGGACAGAGCTTCGAACAAGATCTACACTATATACTTTTTGATGCAAGTGATGCAAGTGATCGACTGAAGCTTGTGAAGTTCAACCCAGGCACTTATACTCCCTATTGGTATAATGCGGGTACAGGCAATGGTACTCACTTTAGTAGCAACCTTACAGGTACAATTACTAAAGCGGCAGGTTCGTCTACTGTTACAGGAAGCGGTACCTCTTTTACTACAGAGTTAAGTGTTGGGCAAGTGGTAGTAGAGACAGATGGTACTGTTCTAGGTAGAATTGTAAATATAGCAAGTAACACTAGCCTACTTTTAGATGTTGGGCACCCCGATGCGTGTTCCGGAGTCGCATTTAAGACTATAAACATTACAATTGATAATGGTAAGGACTCTATTATTGCCGCAGTCTGGAAAACTTCTTCTCTGTCTGGTAACTTTGATAACTATAATATTAAACCGTTTATAACCATAGATGCAGGCGTTAATACGGATCAAGGTAATAGAAACTTAAACCCTACTTACTACTGGCCTATGAATAGCGTTATTGGTGGCAAAATGGTAGAAGTTATTCAAGGTGCTTCTGCAACTGCTGCCGGCGTTGCCCCTACTGTTTCCACAGACTCTCCTGTAGGTAAGAGCATTCAAAATGATGATGGACAAGTTTTACTGGAAGCTGGAGCTGTTGAAGCGTTGGAAGAAAGTGCTGATGGCTTTGCTTATAGTCTCTGGTTTAAGTCGGAAGGTAATGCTAATAATGCTCATGCCAGAATACTCACGAGAGACCAAAGCGAGCTTTGGGGTATTGGACTTGATCAGTCCGCGGCGGCGTATCATGGCGATAACTTACAAAATCTTAGAATCTGGAGAGCAGGCACAAGTGTAACTATAAAAACAGATGCCGTAGCTTTCAATAAATGGCAACATATAGGAGTTACTTATGATACGACTACCCTTAGAGTCTTTTTGAATGGTACTCAGATACACTCAGATACAGGGTACGACCCTGCAGCCGTTGATGGAAATACGCTAATTCTTGGTAAAAACCAG